CGAGGGCGCGCAGGATCGCCACGATTTCGTCGGGCGACTTGTCGGCAATGGGCACGTGCCGCCCCGCGTCGTCCACGAACGTCCAGTCGAGCAGGTACGCGACCACGTGCGCCTGCGCGATCAGGAAAGGATCCACGCGCGACACGCCATCCGCGACGCGCACCATGCGTCCGCGGGTGTCGAGTTCCTCGCCGTGGGTGAGGACGCGTTTCACGGTGATCGAGTCACCGTCGGAGAGCGGGAGCGTCACCGTGTCGGGACGGACAAAGCGCGAGCGCGGCATGGGGGGTCACCTTTCCGGCGGGCCAAGGCGCGCAGTGAGCGCGTCGCCCATAATCTGCAACGTGTCGATCGGCCACCGCCACCGCCCGTTGGCGTGGGGAGCCACAAACGCGAGCGGGCGTTGCGTGACCCGGAACGCGTCGAGCGCGACGATCGTGGCGGTCAGTCGCCACGCGGGATCCGCGCCCTCGTCGGTGTGTTTCGTCACCGTCCAGGCGCGCACGGTTCCGGCCGGGTAGTACCCGGCGCGGATCGTGCCCTCGACGCCCCGCACGGTGACCATCGACTAGTGGGAATGACCCCACGTGCCCGCGGCGACGAACGCCCCGGTCATCGTGACCGCGCCCTTCACGTCGACGTCGATCGTCTGATCGAGCCACGCGGGGCCGTACTCGTACGACGACGGGTAGAGCGACGACGGGTAGAGATACAGATCGACCCCGTTCGCCGAGTTGGATCCCGCGTAGAGCGCGTCGTCGGCGCTATCCCAAAACCCCGAGATGGTGCCCTTAATGTCGGGCAACCCCTGCACGTAGACTTTGTTCAAATCGCCGAAGCAGGTGACCTCGACCTTGTCGCGCGTGCGATTGAGCGACCACTTCGACATCGACACGACGGCGCTCACCGGGCCCCCGGCCGCGACCGCCATTTGAATCACCGCTTTGCCACCGTGGTACCGCATAACCGGATCTCCCTTCGTCGTTAGTGAGTGTGAACCGCCGCGAGCGCGAGCAACTGTTGCAAATCGCCGATCACCGTCGCCGACCGGGTGACCCACGACGCCGCCGCGACGCGCGCGGGCAACGCCGCGGCGATCCGGGCCCGCTCGACCGGGCTCGCGAGCCACGCGCGAATCACGGCCGACGCCTCGTCCGGGGTGGTGAAGGTGGGCACGAGGTCGCCGAACACCTCGCCGACCTCGGCCCGCGCCGTACTGACGTGGAACACCCCGCACGCGGCCAACTCGTACGCGCGCGGGTTCAGGGATTCCGCGTGCGCGATCGGCGGCGCGTTGCGGCCCCACCCCTTCGACACGCGGTAGAGATTGAGCCCGACCTGCGCGCGCCGGTAGAGCGACGCGGCGACCGCGTTGTGAATCTGCCTGCCGCGGACGAACGCCCGGAGCGGCGACCGCGATCCCAAGAGGTCCCACGAGCCATAGAGGCCGAGGTCGATCCCCGTCCAATCGATCGCGGTGAGCCACTCGACGCGCTCGCGGTTGCCCGACCCGACGAACACGACGTCGTGCGCGGCGACCGCGTCGTCGCCCGGCCGCGGGCCCGGCCGGTGGCGCTCGGGATGCCACCCGTGCGGGAGGAAGCCCATGCGCGGGTTCACGGCGCGGAACGCGTCGACGGCCGATCGCTCGTGCGTCCACCCGCCGTCCACGAGCGCGGCGATGCGTAGTTCGTGCTCCATGTCGTAGGGCGTTTCCGTGAAGAGGATCACCACGCGCACGCCCGCGCGTTTGAGCAGGACGAGCACGTCGGGGTGCAAGTACATCGCGCTCACGACCACGACGGCATCGACTTGGTGCCGCAGGGCCATTTCGAGCACCCCGAGGCCCGCGTGATAGAACACGTCGCTCGCGGTCGGCCGCTCGAAGTCGGGGCGGGCGCGCTTGACGCGCCGCCATGCGGTGTACAACCACCGCCGCGAGCCGTCGATCCGCTCGTCGAGGCGGTACCGGATCACGCGCACGCCGTGCGCCTCCAGGCCGAACCGCAACCCGGCCTCCACGTCGGCCGGGGCGACGCTCGCGCCGGGGTGCACGAGCAACACGAGCCCGCCGACGGCGGCGACGGTCGGGCGGCACGTATAGACGACGGTCGGATCCCACACGAGCGCGTCGGCCGGATAGTGCGCGAGCGTGGACACGCAAAAATCGAAGTCGCCCTCGTAGCGGGTGCCCCACTGGCCGAGGCGCGCCGGATCGTTGGGCGGCACGAACTGCGGGGTCCCGTGGTTGCCGATCCGCACGACGGGGTCGGTCCACAACACGCGCCCGCCGGGCGCGATCATGCGGAACATCACGGGTCGCCCCGGCGCGGCGGCGACCGCGGCCCGGATCGCCGCGAACGCGCCGGGCAGGAACGCGTCGTCGTCGTCGAGGAACACGAGGTGCGTGCCCGTGGCGCGCGCGATCCCGAGCGTCCGTTCGTCGCAGCCGAAGTTGTGCCCCGGCGGGCACGCGATCCAGGTGTACCCGAACCGCGCGACGGTGGCCGCGACGGGGTCGCCCTCGCCGACGACGAGCACCTCGTCCTCGGGCGCGAGGGGTTGATCGGCGAGCGACTGCAACGCCCGCGCGAGCGACGCGCGCCCGGTCGTCGGCACGATCACCGACAAGCGCGGCGTCACTGCCCCACCCATATGCGGTACCGCCCGCCTCCGTGTTGCCACCGGATCGACGCGTCGAGGTCGTCGGGCTCGACGCCGCGGACGTACTCGTCGCGCGCCATGTGCATCAGGTCGTAGCTCTCGACCTCCAGGCTCCCGCCGTCGAGCAGGGCGTCGATCTGCGCCGCCGCGGCGTCGACGGTTTGCCCGCTCGCGGAGAGCTGCACGGCTTTCACGAGGTAGATCGGGGCCTCGAAGGCGCGCGCGTTGAACATGCGGGTGTCCTCGCCGATCACGAGCGACACGATCACGAAGGCCGTCACGTTCTGTGGCGGATCGCCAAAAAACACCCCGCCGGGGCAGAGGCCCTGGAGCGTGGGGTCCGCGGCGAGCTTGGCGACGAGCGCGATATGCACGGCCGAGGAATCCGCCATTACGCGGCCCCCCGCAAGAGAAACCCGTTCTGCACGAGCATCGTTTCGAGGTCCTGCCACATCCGCCGCCGCGCGCGGATCGCCGCCGGGATGAACACGTTGCCCGCGGGCATCGCGCCGCGGTTCGCGCCGATCGCGGTGTGGCGCGCCATCGTGCCGTGTTCGTAGATCCAGGCGTGGTGCGCCGTGTTCTTCACGACCCATTTCGCGACGAACCGCCCGCCCTCGAACTTCGACGCGTACACGTGGTCGCGGAGGTTGCCCGTCACGACGGGATACGCGGCGCGGATCGTCGTCGTCGCGCTGTTCGCCGCCGCCTCGCAAATGTGATCGGCCTCGGCGTGCAAGTCGTCGGGCAGGGCGCGGAGCGCGGCCCGCACCTCCTCGAACCCGTCGAGCACGAGCTTCACGCTCACGCGACCACCTCGGCGCAAATCATCGCGAGTTCGACGGCGCGCTCGGCGGGGGTGATCACGCCGAGGACCGCGAACGTGCGCCCGTTGAACAGGATTCGCGTTTGCGAGGTGACTTGCGGGTGAAACGGGCCGGTGACGATATGCGACGCCTGCGCGAGGATCGCGCCCGCGGCCTTCACGCGTTCCAGGGCTTGTCCCGTCGCGGATTCGATCTTCACGAAGAGGGCCGGGGGCGCGAGGTCGGTCCACGCCTGCACGAATCCGCCGTGCCCGTCGGCGACGGGCGCGGTGGGGTTCTGAAACCACACCCGGTGCGGGCGCTCGCCGATGTTCGTGGTCGGGCCGATCATAGGACCGTCACCGCCCGATAGGGATCGACCGCGTCCTCGTACCCGAGCGGCATTATCTGATCGTGCCCGCCGCGGCCCATCACGGTCACCGCGTCGCGGCCCGCGGTGAGCAGGTGCGCCGCGAGCAACCCGACGGCGTGCACAAGGCGCGGCGGCAAATCCTGCGGCGTCGGCCACCCCACCACGAGGCGCAGGGCCCACGGTTGCAGGCCATATACGCTCGGCCACGGGCCGCTGCTCGGCGGGGCCACGACGATCCGGCCGGGGTTGCTGCCCTGATCGGCGGTAACTGACGTGGGGTCGAGGGCGACGACGCCCGATTGGGTGCGCACCTGCCACGAGAGCACCGTCTGCACGGGCGCGCAGTACGTCGGGAGCAGGATCGGCGTCGCGCAGGGCGGCACGTGATCGAAGAACACATCGCGTGTTTGGGTGAGCAACGCGAGCCCGGTGTCGGCTTCGACGAACTCGCGGGCCGTCTGAATCAGTTGCGTCGCGAGGGCGTCACGCGGATCGCCGTCGAGCCAATCGAGTTCGGCGCGCAGTTTGACGTCGGCGATCGTCACCGGCTCATCGGCCGGGGGCTCGACGAGGATGCTCACCGCGTGCAACGCACCCGGATACGGCGTCCACGGCGACGGCGACCAGGGCCACCCCGGAATCACTTGCGGCCCTTCGGGCGCTCGGGCGCGAGCGGCTCGACGACGGGATCCACGGGCGCGACCGCGTCGACGACCGCCGCCGGGGCCCCGGTCGCCGCGGTTGCCTTGTCGCGGGCGGGGAGTTGCGGAATGACGACGGGTCCCGGCCGTAACGTGGTGCAGGCCATATGCGGCGCACCACAAATCGGGCAGGGGCCCGGATCGTTCGAGTACATACGCGGCGCTCCGTTTCCAAAGATCGCGGTCGAGGGGCGCGGCCGACGCGCCGCCCCCTCGCCGCGAGTGGCCGTTAGTTGAGGCCGGTGACCGTGCCGAACGCGCCCGGCCGGTACACGGCGAGCGCGATCCGTTCCTCGGCGCGGATCGCGATCAGGTTCTTCACGAAGAAATCCACGTGCGAGTTCGACAACTCGACGCGCACCGCCCCCCGCGTGAACTCTTGCGCCGACCCCTGGAAGTCGCCGACGAGGCCGGTGCCCGCGACGATGGCAGGCGTGACGGCCACCGGGATCCCCCACAACATCGGCGGTTGCGGCGCGGCCCACGGACCCGCGCCCATGTAGTTCCCTTGCGCGTTCTTCGCGATCGCGATCGCCTGCCAGTTGACCGGGTTCAGCACGATCCCGGTCGGTTGCACGAACGCCGTCGTCGCGATCGTGGTGATCTGTTTCAGGATCGCATCCATGTTCGTGTCGGTGCCTCGCGGGAGGGCCGGGGCGAGGCCGGGCGTCGCGAGGATCCCCAACAGGTCGGGCGGCACGCCGTCGCCGTTCAACAACTGATCGTCCTCGACGAGGTCGAGGCCGCGCCGCAAGCGCGCGTCAATGTACGACGCCAACGCGGGCACGTCTTCGAGCATTTCCTCGGTGACGGGCAACCAATGCGCGATCTTCGTGACGGGCACGGTCGCCTGCTCGAACACGAGCGCGGATTCCGGTTTCGCCGCGCCCTCGGCGACGGGGGCCGCGGCGTTCGTGAACGCCTTCTCGCGCAGGAAGATGAGGGCGTTGCTTTCGACGGTGCCCTGCGCGAGCAAGTCGCTGATCATGGGCAGGCGCATCCCGAGCGGCACAATGCCGGGAATCACCTGCGGGAGCACGAGTTGGCCCCCCGATCCGGGCGACGAGTCGATCGTCGTCGCGTGCAGGTCGATCGTCGGCGACACCCACGATCCCGAGCGCCGATGCCCGCCCTCTTTGACGAACTTGCGGAACTCGGGGTGCTCGGCAAACTGTCGGCCCATCGACTTGATCGACGACGGGGCCACGATCGCGGCCTGCGCCGCCGGAATCGAGGCGAGCCCCGCGGTGAGGCGCTCGACCTCGGCGCTCATGCCCTCGGTGCGGATCGCGGCGTCCAGGCGCGTGCGGATCGCCTTGCCCTCGGCGAGCTTGGCGTCGACGGCGGCGATTTCCTCGGGGGTGCGGTCGCGCTTTTCGCTGGTCGCGCTCGCGACTTGCGACGTGATCAAGGATTCGATTTCCGTTTTCTTGGCGGTCAGGTCGCGCTGGAGTTCAGCAGTGTTCATGGCGGGTTCTCGCGGGTGAAAAGGGTTAGAGCGTGAGCGCGGCGACCTCTTGCCGCTGGCGCTCAGAGGACGCCGCCCCGCGATCCTGAACGGTGGCCGACGCGGCGACGAGCGCACGCGCGGGCTCCTGCGTTGTGTCGGGGAGCGACGCGGCGAGGGGCGCGACGGGGTCGCCCGCCGCGATCCGCGCCAAGGTCTGGTCGAGCGTGGCCACGTCGTCGATCATGCCGAGGGCGAGCGCCTCGGGTGCGCCGTACACGTGCGCCTGCCAGTCGCGGCGTACGCGATCGGCGGTCACCCCATGCCCGCGCCCTTTGACGACGGTGCCGACAAAGGCGGCGTACGCCTCATCGACGGTGGCTTGCATCCGGGCGCGGGCCGCGTCGTCGAGGGGCTCGGCGGGATTGCCCGCGACCTTGCCTTCCCCCGCCGACACGAACGTCCGCTTGACGCCCATCTGTTTGAGCGCCTCACTGAGGTCGTTGTGGATCGCGTATACGCCGATGCTGCCGACGCGCGCCGAGGGGGCGGCCACGATCTGCGTCGCGGCGCTCGCGAGACAATACGCGGCGGATCCCATCGTGTACTGCGCGACGGCGATCACGGGCTTCGTCGCGCGCGCCCGCATCACCTCGGCGGCGAACTCCGCGCTTCCGGCCACGCTCCCGCCCGGCGAATCCACGTCGAGGACGATGGTCTGGACGTCCTTCGAGGCGACGGCCTCGCGCAACTGCGCGGTGAGGGCCTCGAACGTGGTGCCGCCGCTCATGTCGGAGAGCAAGTTCACGCGTGGCGCGATCACGCCGTACACCGGAATGATCGCCGCGGTGCCCGCGCGCGGGGGCGGGATCGCTTTCCGGTTCACGAGCGCGGCCTCGACCTCGGCGCGCTCGGGGGGCGTGCCCGCGAGGTGGCGGGCCAGAATCCCGGCGACCACGGGCAGCATGTCGGGTTGCAGGGCCCACGGGTGGCCGAGGGCGAAGGCGAGCACGTGCGCGTCGCGGGCGGTGTTACCACTCATGGGTCGCCTCGTGGTGCAAGGAAGTCAACGTGGTGACGACGGCGGATTCGGCGAGCACGCGCGCCGCCGCCGCCGCCGCGGCCCCGGCCTCGGGGAAGAGAGGCGCGAGGTCGGTTTCGAGTTCGCGTTGCCACCGGGCGGCGCTCGCCTGGAACGCGGCGGGCCGGTCGACGGGCGCGAGCTTTTTGAGGCGCGCGACCTGCCGCCATTGATGCCACGCGACGACCTTGGCGACGCCGCTGTCGGTCGGGGCCGACACGGTCGCGACCGACGTTGAGGGCCCGCCCTGTTGCGGCGCGAGTTGATCGGCGCTCGGGTCGTCGATGATTCGCGGCAAGTTCAAGCGCGCGCGGCCTTCGTTGGCCGTCATCACGGGTCGCCCGACGAGCGCCTGAATCGAGGCGGCTTGTTCCTCGAAGCTGCCCTTCATTTTGTCGGCAATGTTGAATTCGAGGTAGACGTTCGCGGTGTCGGTCGCTTCGGGCAACAACTGCCGTTCGAGTTCCTCTTCGATCCATTCGAGCCACGGGCCGAGGCAATCCTGATAGAGATTTTTGTGTTGCTCGACGATGTTCGAGAACGTCGCGTGATCCAGAATCCCGACCATGGGCAGCGGCACGTGGTACGCGGCGGCGCACTCTTCGCGGCACAACTTGCGGGCCCCGAGGAACTCGGCGTCCTTCGCCGACCACGACATCGGCTTGAACGCCATGCCGTCTTCGAGAACGGCGACGGCCCCCGCGCCCGCGCCCCCCTGCGCGAATTGCGTTTGCCATTGCTCGCGCCAGGATTGTTTCTGCGTGGCCGTCCACGTCTTCGCGGCGAGCGGCCGTTCGATCACGCCCTCGAAGCGCGCCGAGTTCCGCCAGAAGGCTTCGCGGTGGTTGCCCGCGGCGGATTCTTCCGCGAGGACCCGGCGCAAGGTTTCGAGCGGCGAGAGGCCCGCGAGGGGGTTGCGCGGGTTGTAGCCCGTGAAGGTGACCAGATCGGTCGGCGCGAACGCCACCCGTTGCCCGTCGTACCCGGTCCACACGTACGCGGTCGGGTACAACCCACCCTCGGCTTGGATGCACTCGGGCGGGATGCGCAGGAGGCCGATGTTCCCGTCGACGAGGTGCACCTTGATCCAATACGCGTTGAAATAAATCCCGAGGTCCTGCACCAGGGATTCGATGAGGCGGTACCGGGTCGTCCAGGGATTCGGCGCGGCGAGCCACTGCGCCACCGGGTGGTTCGCGAGCCGCACGCGATCGGTGTCGCTCACGCGCCGGTACACGTGGACCCCGAGTTGGGCGATGTTCCGGGCGACGAACTCGACGACGGTGCGGACGTTGGGTTGCGTGCGCCAGATCGACGCATAGCTTTCGAGCGTGGCCCCGTACAGGTCGATCGCGCCGATGTTCGTGCCCCCGTAGCGCCATTGCGGGATCGGCGGCGTGAACGCCTGCAACGCGCCGAAACTCTGCACGATCACGGGATCACCTGAAGAAACGCGACGTTCGAGCGGTGCACCACCACGTCGCCGTCGACGGGCGTCGGGGCGCTCGCGGCTTTGAGGAGTTCGGCGTTCACGAGGACGAGCCACGCGCCGCGCGCGCGCCAGAGCACGCCCTTGATCGCCGTCGCGGGGTCGTCCTTCAAGTTGACAATGACGACCCGTAACAGGCACGGCGGTCGCCACCACCACGTCCATCGCATCACCGAACCACGGTGGGTCAGTGTGCGAACAGTCGGGCTCGCAGGTCTACTTTGGGAATCTTTTCTGCCCGGCCGCGGCGGCGGCGAGGTCCCGGCGGATCCGCTCGGGCAGGCCGACGCGGTCCTCGTGCGCGCGGGCGAGCGTCGCGTCGTACAAGCGCGAGGGCATTTTCACCGTGACCGGCACGGTTTCGTCGTCGTGGTCGAGGGGCGGGCGTCCGGTTTTCTTCATGGGCCTCAATCCTTTAGGCGAACACGAGCACGGGGTCCTCGGCGGCGTTCGACGCGTCGAGCGCGGCGAGCTTGCGCCCCATCAGCGCGGCGATCACGGGGTCGATCCGGCCGCGGCTGCGTTTCTTCACCGGGTAAATGTTGTCCTTGCCGTCCTGTTGGACGACGACGTTCGACACGCACCACGCCATCAACGGGTCGCCGCCCGCGTCGACGAGGCCGTCGAGCACGTCAGCCTCGAAATCCTTCGCGGGCGCGCTCATTTGCTGCAAGGTCTGCGGAATTTCGACCGGCGTGAACCCCGCGTCGGCGAGGTCCTTGATCAAGTTGCCCGCGTTCCAGGGATCGATCCCGATTTCGCGCACCTCGAACTGCGTCGCCGCCTCGCGCACGAGGGCGAGTACCCGGTCCTGATCGATCCGGTTGCCGGGGTTCGTGCGCAGGCTCGGCCCGAGCCACTGCTGATAGGGCGCGCGGTCGCGGTGCGCGCGCTCGTCGAGCGTGTCGGCCGGGGTCAAGCACCACGGCACGATCCGCCACGCCCGGCGGGTGGCCGTCGGCCGGAACACGAGTACGACGGCGGTCAGGTCGATTTTGCTGCTCATGTCAATGCCGATCCAACAGGGCTCGCCGCGCAACGTGTCGAGCGTCCACACGGTTTGCCCGGCGCGCCACCCGTCGAGCGACAACCACGGCACCGCCGCGTTGACCCACAAATTGAGGCGCTTCTGTTGGAACGCCGCCGCGGCCGACGGCATGTGGATCGCCTTGGTGGCGAGCGCGCGCAGGTCGGCGGGTTTGACGCTCACGCCGTAGTTCGGGTTCGCCTTGCGCCAGGTGCGCTCGGCGCGCCAGTCGTCGCCCGGATCGGCGTGCGCAATAAACGCGAAGAACGTGTCGTCGACGATCACGCGATCGAGCACCTTGCACGCGTAGTCGTGTTGGTCGCCGCACGGCGACACGGGATCGGTACCCGCGGTCGTGATCTGGAAATTGAGGGGTTGCGCGCGCGCGCCCGTCGCCGTTTCGATCACGTCGATCATGGCGCGGTTCTTCTGCGCGTGGAATTCGTCGTTGATGATCAGACTCGGGTTGAGGCCGTCGGTCGAATCCGAATCCGCGCCGAGGGGTTCGAGCTTCGAGGCGGTGTCGGCGCGGTGCAGGTTCGCGAGCAGGACGGCGATCCGTGAACGCAGGCCCGAGGCGAGCACGAGTTGCTTGCAGTCGTTGAACACGATCTTCGCTTGATCGCGTTTCGTCGCAATGCAATACCCCTCGGCCCCGGCCTCGCCGTCGAAAAACGTCACGTAGAGCGCCACGAGCGCCGCTTCGAGCGACTTGCCGTTCTTGCGCGGGAGTTCGTTGTAGGCGGTGCGAAACCGGCGCAGGCCCGTGTCGCGGTGGATCCAGGCGAACAAGGATCCGAGGCGGAACACTTGGTGCGGTTCGAGGAGGATCGGGTGCCCCGCCCAATCGCCCTTGTAGTGTTTGAGCTTGGCGGCGAACCGCACGAACCGCGCCGCGCGCACCTCGTCGAACACGTAGGGGAACGCGCGCGTGCCCGGCCGGTGGCCGCGGTCGCGCAGGTGCCGCTCGCACGCGAGGCGATGGTACTTCCCCGCGAGCACGCGCCCCGCGACGACGGCGCGCGCGTAGGCGTCGATCGACGCGAGACTCAATGCGTCACGGGGGCCACGGGGGTGGATAGGGGAAGCGGCGCGTCGAACTCCGTAAACGCGTCGCCCCCCGGTCCCGGTCCATCCGTTTTGACACGTGAGCGGCTCGACGGCGTGAGCCCGAGTTCGGGCCACAACTTCAGACACCCGGCGAGCGCCTTCGTTTGAATCGACAACCACGGATTCGGCATCGCGTACCCGCTCGGGGATTTCAGCACGCGCGGGTACGCCTTCGCCCGCGCTTCGAGGTAGCGATCCCACTCCAGGCAGAGCGCGAGCAGGGCGGCGCGGTCGGCCTCGGTGACTTGCCTGCACGCGCGCAACATGGGCGCGAGGCGTCGCCACTCGGCCTGCGCGCCGGGGAGGTCCGCGAGTTCGCCCGGCGGCTCGTCGAACGTGTGGTCGACGGCGGGCGGCGCGGGCTCGGCCGCGTTGAGGGGCCGTCGACCCGCGTTCCCCGCGAGCTTGCGGTGCACCGTCGACTTCGGCTTGCGACCTCTCACGCGGGCACCACCTCGCCGTCTTTGCGGGCCTTCGCGCCCGTGAACGCTTCCCACCGATCGACGACGATCTGACAGTAGACCGGCTCCAGTTCCGCCGCGATCACCCGCCGCTCGCCGAGCTGCACCGCCGCGATCACCTCGGGCCCCGTGCCCGCGAACGGCACGCCCACGAGGTCGCCCGGCGCGCTACTCGTGCGCAACGCCCGGATCATCATGGCGACGGGTTTCGGCGTCGCGTGCCCGAAGCGTTCCTCGCCGACCACCCGCGGGAACGTCCACACGTCGGTCATCGTGTCGTGCCCGTTGTCGAAGAACGTCCGCGCCTCGCGCAGGCGCGCCGACAACTCGCGACGGTGCGTGTTGCCGCCCTCGCGCACGACGCCGAACACCCGGTCGAACAGGTCGGCGTACGGTTCGACGAACGCCCGGCCCTCGGCCGCGATCTGCAAGTGGCGGTACTGGCGCTCGGCGATCGGGTGAAATTGCGAGGTCGTGAACCAGTGCCCGGCCATGTGCGTGCCGGTGATCCGGTTCACGTCGGTGTTCGTCCACCCCGCCTTGTCGCGCTCGGCGACGAGCCACGTGCGCAACGGGTCGTACCCCGGCCAATAGTCGGCCTTGTTTTGGTTGCCGAGAAACTGTTGCCCCCGCATCAGGAACAAGCACCGCTCCGTGCACGGCGGATACGAGTGGCCGAGGTCCGACGCCATCCCGAACGCCGATCCCTTGTTCCACACGAGTTCGTTGCGCACCATGAGGCCCTCTTCGTCGCCGAGCCCGCCGCGCCACCACCACCGCCATAGATCGGGCGCGGTGCCCCACACGTACGCGCTCCCGTTGTCGGCGAGGACCGCGACCCACGCGCGCCACCATTGCATCTGAAACGCGTCCAGGTGCGCGCCGTGCAAGTTGTCGTTCGCGATCCCGTCGGCCTCTTTCCCCATGCCGTAGGGCGGATCCGCGTGCAGGACGCTACACCGCTCGCCGCCGCTTAACTGCGCGACCGCCTCGGGGCGCGTGGTGTCGCCACAATACAGGCGGTGGTCGCCGAGCGCGATCACGTCGCCGCGGGCGATCGCCGTGGTCCGCGGCGGCGGAATGTCCTCGGGATCCGAGTGGCCGCGGTGCAACGTCGCGGGCAGGATCGCGTCGAGTTCCTCGTCGGTGAAGAACGGCGCGAAGTCGAGGCCCTCCCGTTGATCGGCGGCGAGTTGGTCGACGTTCCACTCGGCCAACTCCGCGGTGCGATTGTCGAACATCGCCAGGTCCCGCTTTTGCGCGTCGCTCAACCCGCGGCGGCGCACCGCCACGAGCGCGTCGCCCGCGGCCTCGACCACGTGGACCCGCACAATTCCCGCTTGGTGCGCCGCCGCGACGACGCCGTTCCCCGCGAGCACCGTGTCGTGTTCGTCGATCACGATCGACCGCGCCGGGCCGACGGCCCGTAATGCCGTGGCGATCATGTCGACGTTGCGGGTGCCGTGCGTGCGTCGGTTCTTCGGATCCGCGACGAGCGCCGCGAGGTCGACTTCGTTTTCCGCCACAATCTAAAACCTCCAAATCTCCGCGGGCACCGACACCGGCCGGGGGGTGGCGCAATCCCTGCAACCCCTACCCACCCAAACCACTCAGGCCCGCCGCTCGTGAAATCGCGAAATTCGCGCCGGGGTATTCATCGCGGGGCCCTCGGTTGCCGTCGCGGGGCGATCAGGTGCCCCCCAACGGCCGCGAGGCCCACGAGCACCACGTCGCCGACGAACGCGGCGCGGAACACCGCGGTGATCGGCACGTGCCGGGCGTCGAGCGCGTGAATCTCGACGGCGATCACGCCCCACGTGAGCACGAGCGCGACGAGGCACACGATCCACCCCGCCGTGTGGCGAGTCATGCCAGTTGGCCTTCGTCGTCGCGCTCGTACTCGCCGCGTTCGAGGTCCTCGGCGATGTTCTCAATGGTGAACGACGCGTGTCGGAGCCACGCCACGATCCGCGCGCGTTCGTTGCGCCGAATGACGGTGCTTTCCTCGGCCACGAACGCGCGGGCGTTGGCGGGATCCATCGAATCGCTCAACTTGTCGATCAGTCGTTGCGTCACACCGTGGCCTCGCGTTTCATTTTTTGCGGACGTTGCACGCGTTGCAGAGCGATTGCAGGTTCCGCGGATCGAGCAACGCCCCGCCCTCGCGCAAGGATCGAATGTGATCGACCACACGCGCGCGCACGCGCAGCCCCCGCTGCACGCACGCACTGTGCACGCCGTACAACTTCCCGTCGCGGCGTTGGCCGCACCACGGAAACCGCTCGAGCCACGCGCGCGCGGTCGCGGCCCATTCGTCGGTGTAGCCCCGCGCGCGGGCCGAGCCGCGCGCCCGATCCGTGTCGCCGCGGTGCGCCGGGCATTTGCCCTCGCGCGTGAGCTTGCCGCAATGCGGGTGCGAACAGGGGCGCAGGGGGCTCGTGCTCATTCCAGGCCCGCGCGATCGGTTTTCACGCCGGGCGGGATCGCCTCGGCGGGGTCGGGGCGACCGGCGCGCGCGTCGCGCGTGGCGCGCGGCGGCACCGTGACCCGCTGATAGACGTCGGTCCCGTCGGCACACCGCCACCGAATTTCGACGGTCTCGCCCTCGAAGGCCCGCACCGTGCGTACGAACGTCATGGGGGTCATGGCGTGTCTTGTCGGTCCTCGCGCGACCAGACGACGGGCGACGCGTCGGGGAATCGGGCCCCGAGTTGATACGCGCGCCGGTTCGCCTCGGCCTGCTCGACGGCGAGCCGCTCGGGCGTGATCACGCCGTAGAGCATGACGCGGATCGTCACCCCGCCCGCGACGGCGTGCAGCGTGTACTTCACCGGGGCTCGCCCCTAGCCCGTGACAACGCGCGGGCGAGCCGGGCGATGGTCTCGGCGGCATACTCAAGATCGATCGCGGCGTCAGTAGCAATGTCGTGGCTCGTGAAGTAGCCCTCCACGTCTTCGAGGTGTGGACAGCCATCGCGGTACCACCGCGCTCGTTCACGCAACGTCTTCAGTGCGGGCGTCTCGGTGTCGGCCATCACTGCGCGCGCCATGTGCCGCTCACGGCCAGCGTGTTGAACGACCCGTCCGCGGCCGACGCCTCGCGAAACAACACGCCGTCGACAAAAATCTGCGCGGCCACAAAGGGCGACGCCGCCGCGAACGAGAACGCCATCGGGGTCACCTGGAACGAGAGAAAAATTTGCCCCTGCGTCGTGAACACGTCCGCGAGATACGGCAAGCCGCTCACCACCTCGGTGATCCCGTTCGTCGGATCGCTGTAGTCCAGGCGCGCCGAGGTGAGCGTGCCCGTCGCGCGGAACTCGATCGTGTGTCGGCCCGTCGTCGGCGTCGTGGTGGATCCCGGCGCGGTCGGGGTCGTCGAGATGCCGCTCGTGTAGAGGTTCGTATCGCCGCACGCGGCGGCGGCGAGCGCCGCCACCACGGCGAGCGCCGCGACGAGTGTTCGCTGCTTCATGCCGGTCCTCCTGCGTTGGTGGTTGAGAGCGCGCGCGTTGGCGGGGTGGGGCACCCGTGGCGCAAGCTGGAGGTCCAGCCTACGTTCCCAGTCACCGGCCCCCACCCGCGCCAATGTCGTCACGACGCCCGTTCCAGTTCGGCGAGCGCGTAGTCGCGCGCCCGGTTCAGGTGCGCCATTGCCACGTCGCTCCCCCCCACGTCGGGGTGGTGCTCGCGCGCCGCCTGCTTGTACACCGCGTCGAGTTGCGCGATCGAGGGCGACGCGTCGGCCGCGAACCCGAACACCGCGCGCCAGTTCGCCGCGGAGTCGGCCGGGAGCGCCTTGTAGCCCGCGAGCGCCTGCTCGATCGTGCCCACACCGTACCGCTCGACCCGGCGGATCGCTTCGATGTGCCCGGCGATCGCCGCGATATTGTCGGCCACGCGCAGAAACCGATCGCACGCGAGGACCGTTGCCTTGCCCTTGAATCGGAAATACACCGCTGCGCCTGGATCGGCGGGCGTTTCGTCGCCGCGGATCCGCCCGTCGAGGCGCAACGACACGTTCGACGAGAGCGTCGCCGCGAGGGCCCCGAGCCGATCGAGTTCGGTTTCGAGGCGCGTGAGCGCGTCGATCACGGAGAGCCGTACTTTGTAGCGGCGGAACGGCGCGTCGATCCGATCGCTCGGCCGCGTGCGCGTCCACCCGTTCGGCCATTCGAGCGGGTACCGCTTGACTGCTTCGTCGAGTTCCTTCATGTCGGCCTTCGTCGAACAACCCGAGTGGCCGACGTCGGTGTCGACCACTCGGGGCGGGGGGGGGTTGTCGGGGCCCTACTTCGGCTCAGGCACCGTGGGCTGGATCGGGTGCGACGGCCCGACGTTGCCCGGATCGATCGGCGGTGTGGGCGGCACCTCGGGGCCAACGGGTCCCCCTGCGGGCTTCCCGATCCACCCCCAGATGGGACTCCAGTACCACACCACCTTGCCCGACGGCCCCGGCACGCCACCGACCGGATGCGACGGCCCCCCGACCGGCCCTCCAGGGGTCGCGGGTGGCTGTTCCTCGCCGCCGCCCCCCGTCGGTGGCTGCGGCCACACCGACGGCGGAATCGGGTGCGTGGGCGCTCCCGGCCACCACGGCGGCAACGCAATCGGGGGCGTGGCGTAGCCGGGCCACGGGGCATCGCCACCCCATGTGCCGAGCGGCGGGCGTCCAGGCGGCGTCGGCCACACGGTCGGCGGGATCGGATGACTCACCCACGGCGGCGGTCCCCCCGGCGCGATCGGGTGCGACGGATACGGATCGATCGGTCCCCCGCTGATCACGGGGGGCCAGTAAATCGGATGCGCCGGTCGGCCGGGGGGTGGTTGCGGCATCGGCCCGCCGATGTCGACGTAGGGCGGGTTCGGCCCCGGCCAAATCGTGGGCTCCTCCCACGTCATCGTGCCGTGAATCGTGACCATGCGTGTCGGCATTTTCGGTTCTCCCTCTTCGGTGTTTGGGGTTGCTCGATCGGTGTGCAGGCGCGTTCGTCTGTCACCGGCGGTGCTGAGCCGCGCCCGTCCGTTGCGCGTTCCGCGCGCACCGCGGCGCGGCCTTTTTTTGTATTCGTCGCAACAACTTTTCGACTTTTAACGCATTGGCAATCGCTTCAACGTTTCGACGATACCCACGGACTGCCAACGCCCGCGCCCGTTGTCGGACACGGCGCGGGACGTAACCCCTCACCAAACTTGCGAGTTCCTCGTCACTCACAGGCAGGTAGTTCACGGGGTTCACAGGCAGGTCGTTCACGGGGTTCCCTGTTGGGTGGCAGCGTCGGCGTTCACCCGCCGCGGGCCGCGCGCGGGCGTCGGGTCTGCCGCAATGTCGTCGAGCAACGAGGGCATCTGCGCCTGAAAAGTGAGGAACCGCTGTTGCGTGTGCCACGCGCACACGAATTCCAGTTCACGCGCGCTCACCGGGCCAAAGCTCGCATAGAACACGAACCCGTACCCGTCGACGCCCTTTTCGGTGCGGGCGCGCGGCCCGCTAATTTCCACATCGATGAATCGGATCCCCGGCGGCACGTCGCCCTCGGGCAACACGAACACGTCGACGACTTGCCGCGGGATCGGTAAGCGAAATTCCACCGCCTTGATCTTGGGTTTCGGCTCGCCGTCGCCGAGGCCGAATAAGAGCGATCGCACGTCGGGATCGAGCGCCTCGGCGACCGCGGTCGTGAACGGCTGCACCCGCAACGTGAGGTCGACCACCTTGATTTCCTTGCCGTCCTTGGTTTTTTCGACGCGGTGCCCAATGTCGTCGAGGTAACAGCCGATCTTGTCGTCGTCGAAGAGGCGCATCGGATTTACGTCCTTTCCTTGTCGGTGGCGGTGGTGGGGTGGCGCGCGAGGCGCGCGGCGCGGGCCGCGTTGCGACGCAACCGGGAGTCGAGGTCCTCGTTCAACCGGGTCGCCTGCGCACGCAGTTTGCGCGACACGGTGCCCCCCGCGAGGTGGTGCAAGTCGGCGCTCGACACGAGCAAATAGCAGTAGGTGGTCATCCGCACGGTTACTCCAATCCCAGGCGCGCGGCCATCTCCGACACGGTTTCCCTGATCACCTCGCCGCGTAGATCGATCAGGACGCGCAGGACGCGCAACACCGCCTCCTCGGGGGGCATGTGCGCCACCGCGTTGACCACGGCGTGGGCGCGGCTATGGAGCGCGTCAAAGATCGCATCGCGGCGGTGAGACTCCTCGACGGTCATGGGCGGCATGGGTCCAACAACGCGCGCGCCTCGAACAACGGCAACGGGGCGGCGGGCACCGCCACCGGCTGCGTCCCCGCCGTCGGCGTTACGCGGATGTCGACGTGCGGCGCGTCGTCCACCTCCGCGTAGAATTTGCCCGCGAGCAGTTCGACCACTTGCGAGTCATCGCGCCACACGACGTGCGTGAGCGCGTCGAGCACCCCGCGCACGAGTTTGTCGAGGTCGGGTTTCGTGAGGTGCGCGACGGGCACGCCGCGTCGCTGATATTTTTTCGGCCGCGGCAAGTAGAAGGCGAGTGCCACGCGCACGGCGTCGACCAGGACGCCGCGGTCCTCGGGCGCGGCCTCGCCGAGCGCCCGGTTCGCGCCCTCGGCGACGAGTTGCGACCACGACTTCGCGTTGCGGTTACTGTCGGTCACGATCGGAAACTTCATCCCGCGCACCCGGATCGCGCGCATGTTGCCCTTTGGTTGGGCCACCCCATAGACGGTGAAGGTGAGAGTCACGGCAGCACCACGTCAGGCCGCTTTCTGTTGCTTCCAGAGGCCACGGCCCTCCTCGCGGGCGTGGCACGGCTCAAGATCCTCTCGGCAATGAAAGTCACTCAGACGATCGCGAAGCACGATATTCTTGATGTTGCTTCTTCCGTTGCTCAATCTCGGCTTGATTGGCGTGCAGCCAACTCTGGACGATCCACTTGATGACTTCGGGAACGGTTGGAGCGTAAATACCTTTGAGCTGTTCCAGCTCAAAGAGCACGAAGTCAGGCAGCGTAACGAACGTGCGATCAGTGGGCTTGTCAGGTTTTTCGGCCGTTGTTTTCGCCACCGTCTGATCTGTATGGTATGCGGGTTCGCGTGGTGTAGGCCCGTCCGCCGATCCGTGCGGCGGCAATGCGTGCAACGCCCGGTCGTATGTTGCTCCTTGATGATGTTGTAGTGGGTCGAGTGGTAGTACTCGGGGAACCCGTGCGCGATCCGGGTTGAGTACTCGGCGTCTGTTTCATGGGCGACCGCGTCGACCCAACTGTTCCAGTCGTGAGCCGTCCAATCATCTTGCGAGGGGAAGGCGAGCACGACGCCCATCGCAGGAGTGGGCGACGGTTCAAAGTCGCGCAGTTTCTGTTCGTAGCGGTTCCGTTGTTTGAGCAACGCAGGTAGACGTGGGTCGTGTGCGGCCTCTGCTTGTGGGATTAGTTCCACTACCTCGCGCCATGCGATCAACGGCACCCCGACCTGTTCCTCCACCAACACCACGAACGCGTTGAGCCGGTCTTCGGTGTCGCTGTCCAATTCATTGACAAAAGGCAGCGGATTGGCCGCGGCCGTCAACCATTGCCGGATATCGTTCACTAGTTGCGGCCGTGTCATCGTCGCGCGCAGTCGCGCCAAATATTGTTGGTCAAAGTAAGACGGCCTGTTTTCGGTGACCACGTCACCATGTGCCCGTGCTTTCTTAACGGCGGCCACTAACGCCTCGAATGTCATATCCCCTCCCCTTCGTAACCCGGTTGCTGTCGGTGACGATCGGAAACTTTGGGTTGCGCGACGCCGTGCGCCGTGAACGCGATCACGCGCGCACCGCTCCCGTGATCGCGAGCACCGCCGTGATCGCGAGTTCGGCCTTCGCGCATTGCACACCGAAGGGAAACAACCCCTGCGATCGACGGATCGCGACCGCGCCCGGCTCGTGATAGAGGTTCGTCGCCGAGTCGAGTTCGAGCCACACGAACACGGCGAGGTGTCGTTTGCCGCACCGCTGACACGGGCGATCAAGGCCCCGGATCGGGCGCGCGCTCACGGGATCATCCCTTTCAGCCTCTCCGCGATCTGCTCGGCCGACCACTCGCGGTTCCTCCACCGTCGGTGCGGCGTCAAGCGGCCGTCCTTCGTCACGACGTGCCAATCGTCGCCGCACAAGGGGCAGAACCCCCGCCCGTCGTCGTGGACGACCGTGCGCAGGCCCGACGCTTCGCACCGATCGCGCATCCCTTGCCCCCTGTTCATCGCTCACGCTCAGTCGTCCTCGCCGGGCTCGCGGCCGAACCCAAGCGGCAAGATCCCTGACAGGGGTCGCATGGGTGGCCCGAGGGGCGACACCTCGACGCACTCGGGGAGGTCGGGTGGCGCGGGTCCCTCGCACGCCGCGCACCGCGTGAGCCGCGTTGTGGGCAACGTGATCACGAGCAACGCCGCCCCGAGTGGCACGGGGGCCCCGCACCGCCCGCACACCTGCCCGACGCCCGCCCGGATCCAGGTCTTCACGCGGCCCCCCGACGACGACGGCGCACCCAGGCGTCGAGCACCCAATCGTGCAGGGCCTTCGCCTCGGCCCGCGGGATCGGGGCGGGCCCCGGCGCGGCCTCGCCACGCCGCCGCGGGGGGGGTGGGCAGGGCGGTCGCGTGATCGGCCGGTTCGAGCCGACGAGCGTGTAGGCGGCGTTGATCGTGTCGTTCGTCCACCGGATCTTGAGTTCGTCGCACCGCCGTTTCACCGCGTGGGTGAGGTCGCTGAGTTGCTCGAACGATCGGCTCGTCACAAGCTCGCGCACGAGCTTTGCGAGGAGGCGCGTTCGGGTTCGTTCGTCGTCAGTCATCGAGTTCTTCGCGTCTGCGCGAGGTTCTAATTGTTGGAAGTACGACGATCCTTGAAAACGATCCCCGATCCATCGATCTAGCTTGTTGTACGTACCGGGTCGGGACGGGGCTTGCGTTTTGCTTTCCAGCGTTCTCAGCAAAATCGAAGCCCCGGTTGCTGGCGTTGTGCTTGAGTGCTTGCTTGACGTGTGCTTCGTCATTTGCTTCGTTTGCTAGCCGCGCTCGCGAGGCCCCCGAGCCGTCCCGACACCGCCCGAATCTGCGACACCTCTTCGCGCTTGGCTTTCACCTCGGCCGCGGTCGGGTTGTGATCGTGAAAGTCGTGCACCGTGAATCCGCCCTCGACGCGTTCCCATAACTTGACCGCCACGAGCACCTCGGCCACCTTGAGCGCGTTGGCGACGCCGCCGAGGGTGCGCACCGCCGCCGTCGGGATAAAGCCGTCGGTCAGGAACTTGTTGCAATAGCCGTTGCCACACACCCACAACCACGAGGCGACCGGGCCCGCCGCCATGAATTTCGGGTGGTGCGCGATCTGATCGTCCAACTTGATCCACACCACGGCGGGCCCCTACTCCGCGTGCGTCGTTGCCGTCGGAGCCTGCTTTTTCCCGTTCGCGTGCGCCGCCTGTTGATCGAGCAGTTTTTGCCGCGCGAGTTGCAACGCGGCGATTTCCTCGTCGAGGTGCGCGATCGCCCGCTCGAACATCGACAATCGTTTCGTCATGCCTGCCTCTTCGCTTTCCTGCGCCACGCCGCGGCGTCGGGGCACGTCGCGAAATGCGACGCGTGCACCGCGGTGTCGACGTATTCGACGGCGCGCGTGGCGTTGTTGAACGCCGTGCCCTGGACGCGCCCGGTGACCCGTGCGCCGTCGAAGGGCATCCGTTTGCCGTTGAGGGTTTCCGCCCACGTGATCACGGCCCCGCAACTCCGACACTGGCCGACGCCTTTGGAATCCTGAAAGATCGCGACTTCCATCACCGCACCGGCACGTCCTCGAAATAAAACTCAATCCCCGGAATCTTGGCGCTCTCCTTCATGTGGGTGGCGTGCGCGCCGATCCGGGCCTCGTCGGGCGCGAGGTAGTCGCGGGGCAACAACGTGAGCGCCCGCGCCTTGTCGCCGCCGACGTACCGCCACTTCCAGAGGCGTCGAAAACGCACATCGGCGACGCCCTTCACCACGTCGGGCAGCACGACGACGGGTGGCGGGGCCGCGATCGCTTCCGCGACGACGGCCGCGGCCATCCCGTGCTCGCCCGCGCGTTCGAGGTGCCCGGCCTCGACGATCGCGCGGCCCTCGCGCTCGCGGCGTTGCGCCTCGGCGAGGGCCTCTTCGCGCTCGCGCCGGGCGCGGTCCTCGGCGTCCTTGAACGCCGACATCGCGCGGCTCGTGTCCTTGTCGAGGGCCCGGAGCGGCGCGAGGATCGCCTGCTCGCGCGCGCAGAGCGCCTTGTGTAGCTGAAACGCCATCCGCTTCACCGGCTCGAAGAACGCCTCCACGCGCTTGATCGCCTCGCCGATCTGTTGCCGGGCAACGACGGCGCGTTCCAGGTCGGCGACGGTGGCGATCGTCGTCGAGGGCCCGAGCCGGTGCACGAGGGCCTCGTTGGTGGCGACGAGGTCGCCGCCCACGCCCTGCGCCGCGTCGGGCCGGTTGAAATCAATAGCAGGTGTCATCGCCCTTGGTCCGTTGACGGCGCGCCAAGCACGATACCGAGAACGGTTTCGACGCCGTCCCACGGCTCGTTAGGCGCGATGAGTGTCTCGAACGCGTCGCGCGGGAGTTCGTCGAGAAACACCATCCGCTCCTCTTTGGGATGGTTGCTCTTGAAGATCCACGGGCGCCCGTTGTGAAAAAAGATCGGCCAGTTAGCCATGAGAGTCGTCCTTTTCCCCCGCGCGACGCTCGTCTTGGTCGACGATCCAGCGGTCGTCGTGCGGCTCGTCCGAGTGGCGTGCGCGTTCGCATTTCAGCTTGTAGAGCAGCACGCAAAAATCAATCAGCACGCCACGTGTCGGACACGTTCCGCGTGGCCCTTCGACTGTTTTTGAACTGGGGTCGTCGACCTGTTGCCGGATCAGGGCAGTTGGAATCGCGATATGGATACCGGTGTCGTCAATTACGAATACCCAGACCGATGCAGTGGTCACATTGATTCCTGACGGGTGGTACACTCCAGTGCGACCCCTGTCACAGGACGTTTCGACGTAAACCCTGTGGTCAAGGACGCGTTTACGTTTGACTTCGGCCCGCGGGTCGTCGCCAGCCAACCAGTCAAACACTTCGCGGATTCGGCGTTCGCCATCCTTGCCGTACTTCAAATCCAGATCGAAGCGTGGCTCCGGCCTATCTGGGCTGATGTTGTCGTCGTTCATGTCGTCGCCTCGTTTCCCCACGCCGACCACCCGGCTCGCGGCTCACGTTGAAACAATTCGATACGATCTGCCTCGCTGAACTCGGGGTACATCAGTTCGAGCAGGTCGTACACAAACGCGGGTTTTTCGCTGTGGCGACCGCGCCGCGCGCGCAGAACTGAACTCGGGCGCGCGCTCGCTGCGGGTACGACTGACGCGCCACGCGCCGCGACCAACAACAGTTCGTGCTGCTGCCGGAAGTAGTAGCCCATCCCGAGCGCGTCCTTATCCCACACGGCGCACGTCCGATAACTGAATCCCCACGCATCGATCACCCGCATCGCCTCGGCGAGTTTCGGACTCGTCGCCCAGAGGAACAGCACCGCATCGTCGGCAGCTGGTACACGCAACGCGCAAATGTCGTCGAGGCTCATCGTCGGGTACTGGTTTTCGATTGCCCGCGATTCCGTGACGACGTGCTCATAGCGCCACGGCGGGTCGGCGTAGATCAGGCGATAACAACCCGTCAACGCGGGCGCGTTGCTGCGGTCGCGGATGTGTTCACGTTCGTCGACGCGCGCGGCATTGCGGGCGAGCCGCTTACCGTCGGAGGATGGGTCGGCGTCGACCTGAAACCATGCGGGCGGTGCGCCAACTAGCGCAGTCACTTCAGTAGAGGGTTGATTTTCTTCGGCTTCTGTCGCCTCTACAGGCCCCTGCGCGCCAAGTGGCGCACGCGTGTCGAGGTCCCGACGAATCGTCGTTTCGCCAACTCCCAACAATCGCGCGGTCGCGCGTTGGCTCGCCTCGATCGCCTGCAACCGTTTCGCGAGTTTTTTCCGCTGATCGAGGGCGACCCGGAAGTCTGAAAAATCGATCGTGGCGAGGAATTTATTGATATCGGTGAACCCGTCGCCGACCCGTTGCCAACGGTCCTCGTCGAGCAACCATTCGAGTTCGCCGCACGCGCGCTCGAACGTGTAGCCCGACACGTGCATCGCTTCGAGCAGGCGACCGTGAACGGTGTTCGGAGCCTCTGTGGTCACCGGACGCTCTTTTGTCGAATAGGTCGCCACACGGAACGGCGCGCGCAATGCCGAGAGCAGAAGCGTTTTTGCCGTTCGCTGAGAGGCCGACCGCACCACCCGCACGTTCTTGGGCTCACGCGGCCACCTCGCTCCACTCTTCTCCACGGCGCGTGGTGATGATCCGTTGCGCCTCGACCAGCGTCGTGAACGTGCGCCAGTCGCTCGGATCGGCGTACGCGTGCACACTGAACCGGCCGTCGCGTTTGAGCGCGATCGCGGCGCGGCGCACCACGAGGCCGTGCCCGGCGAAGAACGCGTCGAGCGCCGGGTCGTGGCCCTCGTCGGCCCACTCGCGCGCGAGCCCGTGATAGGCGGCGGTTTGGAGGTCCTTCGCCACGTCCTCGGGGCGACCCGTCGCGAAGTCGAGGAGCGCGCCGTGCCCGTCGAGCACGCCGAGGCAGTCGATCGTGCCCGCCACTTGGTGGCGGCGTGAGGCGACGCGGTATTCGTTGAAGCGCGGCACGAACCGCCGCTCCTCGGTGAAGGCGATCCAGGCGCGCAGGTACCCGGCGTAGTCGGGGAACGCGGCGCAGAACCGATCCACGTCGAGGTCGCGCTCGTTGAAATAGTGAATCGCTTGGTGCACGACCGTGCCGCGAACGCGCGCCCGATCCAGTTCCGACGGCGGCACGCGCGACAAGTCGATCAGGCTCGACGCCTTCAAAATACCGGTCACCGAGGGCACGCGCACGCCGTCGAGGTCGTAGGTGTGCGCCGCGGGGTCGAAGGCGAGGGCCATCATCAGAACCGCATCGCCCCGCGTTCGAGGAGCGCCCGTTGACAGTCGCCGCACGTCGGTTCGTTCGCGTGCTCGGTGCGATGAATCCAGGCCCCGCACAACGCCCGGACCCACCGCCGCCCCGGTTGATCCCAATCCACCCAATGCGTCACAGGAATGAGCACGGCGGGCCCTCAGTCGGCGATCGCGAAGCTGTCGAGGATCAACTCGTCGGCCGCGCCGCGGGTGACCACGAGTCGCACGCGGTGATCCGTGCCGACGAACTTGGCTAACTCGGTGGTATCTGCGGCCCGTGTGACGATCGCGCGGATCCCCGTGCCCAAGGTCACCACGTCCGTGTCGAGGAACGGTTCGATCGACACCACGCGCGCCGGTTCGAGCGTCGTGCGCTCGGGCTCGGGGCCCCGCGCCGCCGCCGCGGCGGGGGCCACCGACATCCCGCGGTCGCCCCCGTCGAGCGATTCGCGCTCGACCCGCGGCGGCGGCGTGTCGGAGATCCGGTGCACCACGGGCGCGTCGACGGTCGCGCGCGCCTCGGGGGGCAGGTCGTGTAGTTCCTCGGCGGTACGGATCCCCCGGAGCAAGTCAGGGAACGCGTCGCGCGCCGCGAACGACCGCGCGCGCATCCGTAACATGCGATCCGGGTACGTTTGCCACGGGCCCGCCTTGCCCCACAGGCCCGCTTTCTTCGCTTGGGCGATCGAGAACGTGCGCGTGACGGGGAGCGGTTTCCCCCGTCGGTGAAACGTGCACACGGCGACCGTGGTGTCGCGATCGAGGTCCGCGGCATCGAGGCCCTCGCGCCGCGTGCCCCCGACCTCGAAGTATTCGTCGTGGTCGGTGTAGAGCGACGACCCCATCACGAGCGCGAGCAAGCCGTCGCCCCACACGCCCGGTCGCCCGTTGATCACGGCGATCGACTGCAACGCCTGCATGGGCGCGAACCCGATTTCGATCCCCATTTGCATGGCGACGAGCACGTCTTCGGGGTGCTTGCGGAATTCCTTGGGCACGAGGTCAGAGTTCGCGAACGCCTGCGCGAGCCGCCACCCCTCCTCGATCGTGGTCGGCGCGATGCCCATGTGCACGGGCACGCGCTCGACGGCGGCGGCGGGCTTGGCGAGCGCGGTGTCGGGGGGCGTCGGGGCCGTCGTCGTCGGATCGCTTGCCATCACTCTCCCCCGCGGCGCTTGCCGCTGTCGTAGTGATTCATTTGCAACCACCGCGTCGACACGGACCCGCAACAGGCCGTCAACTCGGCGCGGCGGCGTTGCTCGCGGGTGCGGGCCCGCGCCTTCAGGGCGCGCGTCCAGGCGGCGACCACGCGGTGAAGCGCGCCGATCATCCGTTCCGCCGTCGGCCGTCGGGGTGCGCGGCCCGCCACCGATCGATATCGGAATTGAACCCGCGCGCCCATGCGTCGACCTCGCGTTGATCGAAGCGGTACCGCCGCCCCACGCGGCACGTCGGCAAGCCGTGATCGCGGATCAAGCGGTAGAGCGCCTGCACCGACGGCAACTTCAGATAGGCGATCGCCTCGGCGGCGGTGAGATACGGCGAGGCCACGGCCGTCACGGGCGCACCTCGGCGGCGGCGAGCGTGGCGGGGTCGTCGTCGGCCGCGCTCGCGCCGCGGACCCGCCCGTCCGACGGCATGTGTTCGTCGAGCCACCGTTGCACCGTCGGCCCCCACCACCGATAGCGGCGGTCGGCGGTGTCGATCACGGGGATCGGAAACGTGTCGGCGTGGACCCGGCGTCGGAGCGTTTCGACTGTAATTCCCATGATCGCCGCCATTTCGCGGGCGGTAATGATGCCGCCGAGGTCGATTTTCTTTGTTATGGTGACGCGCGTCATCGTGGCTTCGCTCACTGAAAGAACGGATCCTCACGCCGTATTTCGGCAGTGTCAATTGGGAAACCGACGCGAACAGTAAATAGGGCAAACGAACAACCACTTTTGGTAGTCACCGAAACGCGTCGCATCGCGTCGAACATCTGCGAACGTCTGCGTTTTTCTGTTTCTCGTTGTGCGTCGTGTCGTGGTATACATGGCCGCGAACCGGCGACAACAGAAGAGGACGGGGGCGTTACACGTGGGCCGACCGAAGAACATGCGGGTACCGAAATTCGGCGCGCAGTTGACGCGCCTGCGGGGGATCCGCTCGCGCCCCGAGGTGTGCCGCGCGCTCGAAGCGTACGGCGTGCGCCTGAGCCCGACGACGTTGCTCTACTACGAGCGCGGCAAGATCGGCGCGCCCGACCCCGTCGTGTTGTGGGCGCTCGGGCGCGTCTACCAACAGGAGTCGCTCGACGAAATGTTCACGGCGCTCGCCCTCGAACGCACCGGGCGCGATCGGCGCAATCCCCCGGCCGACCTCAAGGCCCCGCGGTTCACGGCGATCCAGGTGCGGGTGGCCGAATGGTTCGCCTCGTTCGACCCCGGCCTGCAACAGGCGATCATCGCGTTGTTCGAGGCGGTCGCGCTTGGCGAACAAGCCGCGGCGCGGCGGCGACGATCGCCTCCCTCCAAATCCAAGGTTGCGTGATGGCACCCAAAGATCGACGACGGCCGATCGGTACCTTGCTCCCCGCGGTTGAGGGGGGGCTTCGACAACTGCGGCGCGCCTTGCGCTCGCATCAGTTCAGGCTTGACACGACGGTCGAGCCCGAGCGGCGACGGCCGGTGGCGTGCGCGTGCGACCAGGGCGCACAAGAACAAAAAAATCCGCGCGCGGGGGGGGGGGGGGGCAACATGCGTGCCAACAAAGCACCGCGGAAAGCCTGAATCTAAATGGACCTCTCCCCTCGCATCCTCGGCGCGCACGTGGCGAAGGCGCTCGGCGAGCGAGCCGCCGCGCCCGTGTTGCGGCTCGGCTCGGATAGCTTCGATCGCCGCGACCTCGCCGCGGTAGCGTGTTTCAACTTCATCGCCGCCGCGAACCTCTCCCGCGCGCTCGCGACCATTCGGCCTCCCGTCAAAAATACCCGCGACGTGTTCGAGCGCGTGCCCCCGTCGGCGCTCGCCGTGCCGGGCGTCGGCGCGATCGCGCTCGCGGTCCTCGGGGCCGCGTTCGAGCAGAAACATCTCGGCGGGGATCACCCCCTCGAAGCGTGGATCACCACGCATCGCGCCGCCGGGCCCCGTCGCGAGTTCGTGACGTTCGACACCCTTAAACACCGCACCGCTGACCGCGAACCCGCGGATCGGCGGGCGCGCCGCCACGCTCGCCGGAATGAGGCGCACGGCCTGCGCGTGGCGCGGTTCACGAAGCGCCAGAAGGTCAAGACGGCATGAGCACGCACCCGAAACACGCGACAAACGGGAACGGGCACGGATCCACGAAGAAACTCGAACGGCTGCTCGCGTACCACGAGCACAACGCCGACGCCCTTCGTACGGCGTTGGCGCTCCTGCGCGGCGAGGCCGTCGAGCACCGCGCGAAGCGCGCGCCTGACGTGCTCGCGGCGGCGGTGGCGCTCGACGCGGCACGGCGCACGGCCCATCCTCGTCGTGACGGCAAAACGCAGATCCGCGCGCGGCGCACCCGCACGGCGGCGTTGCTCGCGCAGTTCGATCTGCACACGCCCCGCCGATCCGATCAACTCCCCGCGAGCCCGGCGAACCGCGGGATCGGGGGGCTCGTCCGCACCGGCCTGCTGAAACGCACGAGGGACGGATACGTGCGCACCGCCAAGCCGTTCGCGGTCGGCGAGTGAAAATCGACGAACTCTACCAGACGATGAGCACCCGGTCGTTGGGCGACCTGCTCGCGGCGTTCCTCGCCGACCGGGCTAACATATCCGACGCCGCCGCGCGCGCGTTCGTCGACGGGCGCGTGCGCCTGCTTCGGGATGAACTGCAACGCCGCGAGGCCGCGAACGAAGGCGACCCCGACCCGTGAGGCCCGACCATGAAAGACGAACATCTGCTCCGCGAGATGTCGACGGTGCGCCTGCAACAGGTGCGCGACGCGTTGATCCAGGCGTGCGCGGCCTCCACCGACGACGGCGCGTGGCGGCGGATCTACGGCCACCGCTTGCGCGCCGTCGAGGCCACCCTGCGCGCGCGGCACGTCCTCGATCCGGGCGAGCGCCGCTGTGGCGGCGACCGGCGGCGGCGCGCGCGGCGGGGCGCGATGCCGTCGGTCATCGCCCTTGACAACCTCGACAAGGTAACAACCCCATGACCCAAATGGGCGGCGACGACGGCCCGGTGATCTTCGTGTACGGCGAGTGTTTCGCGTGTCACCGCCTCTTCATGTTTAGCCCGTCGCGGGTGCCGTCGATTTCGATCACGGGCACGCCTGAGCCGATCTGCCGCGGGTGCGTCGATCGGGTGAACCCGCGGCGGATCGCGAACGGGTTGCCGCCGATCGTGCCGTTGCCCGGCGCGTACGAGCCCGAGCCGATATGAGCCGAAAAACCGATCGCCGTCGCACGGCAACACTCGCGGCGCTCTATGCCCGAATCCCGCGGATCGTGTGTCGGGGGTTCTGCGCCGTGGCGTGCGGGCCGATCCCGCTTTCGACGTTCGAGGCCGAGCAGGTGCGCCGCGCCGATCCAGGGCGACGCCTGCCCATGATCCGCAAGGACGCGTCCTGCGTGTACTTGAACGCGGCGAAGCGGTGCGACGTGTACGCCGCGCGCCCGTTGATCTGTCGCGCGTGGGGCGTGATCAAACGGTTGTCGTGTATGTGGGGGTGCGTGCCCGATCGGTGGTTGTCTGATCGCGAGTTCCTCGACCTTGCGCAAGCGATCGAGCGGCTCGGCGGCGCGACCGTCGTCACCGCGCCCAACGGCCTGCTGCCCGGCTCGTCGTTTCTGGAGTTGGGTGCGTCGCGCTTTCCCGACGAGGTCGCCGAGGCCCTCGCCGAACAGGCCCGCGCCTTGCGCGCGATCTGCGGCGGATTCGTCGTTGGCGTCGTGCCGTCGGCCGAGCCCGGCATGATCGACGCCGATCGCGAGCCCACTGAATGAGCCCCGACGACCTCGACGCGTTCGTCGTCGCGACGATCCTGCGCCTCGGCGATCACCTCGAAGTGGCGGGGATCGATCGCACCTCGCGCGAGGCGACGACGTTCCTCTTCGAGTTCGCCGCGTCCTTGCTCGTCGAGTTGTTCGTCAACTTGCCCACCCGCGGCCCCGTCACCCTCGCGGCCCGGCTCGCGGCCTTCGACGGGTTCGCGGCTGACGTGCGCGCCGCGGTCGCCGAGGCCATCGCCGCCGCCGAGCCCACGCGCCGCCCCATGTAACCCACGCAATCCAGGGCCCGGCCGCATGGCGAATCCGCCTTATTTCGCGCCTATTTCGTGGTTCTTCGAGCGAAACCAAGGGGATTCGACTTCCATGTGGTTTTGAGCGACAATTGGGGTGGAGGTTCGTGTAATGAGCAAGAGAGAGAGAACGCCCGCCCTCGTCGTCGAGCAGATCGCCTATCACCGGAACGGGATGTGCGGAGCGCCGTTTCACGCCGTCACCTTCACGCACCGCGTCCCCGGCGAGGCCGAGGATCGGCCGATGATCGCCGTCGTGTTCCAGGCCCACGGCCACGTCGCGGTGTTCGACCGCGCGCGGCTCGGCCTCGGGTTCGTCGAGTTCGGGGGGATTGACGACGATCGCAACTCGTGGCGCGGGGATCGGTTCGAGACCGACCTGCGCCGCGCAATCGCCGCGCACGAGGCGCGCGAGCAGGCCGAGGCCGACCTCGCCGAGTTGCACCGCCGCGCCCTCGCCGACGAGCCCTGCCCCGCCGACGCTTGCGAGGCGTCGCCCGCCCCCGCCCGCGCCGCCACGCTCGACGGGCTCGCCTACGCCGAACGCACCGCAGCCGATTGGGCCAAGCTCCCGATCGTGGCCTGCGCCTGCGGTCAGAAGTTCTATCAGGAACGCGCCGATCAAACCGACTGCCGCGACTGTGAAAGCACCGCCGACGAAAACGCGCGCCTGGAGCGCCGCGAACTCGAAATCGTGAAGAACGTGCGCACCGGGGAGCGCGAGGATCGCCACGGGCGCGTGCGCACCGTGACGATCACCACGTGGGATATCGTTCACGCGGACGCGTGCCGCCTCGTGAGCGAGCACGACACGAAGGGCGAGGCGGTCGCGGCCCTCGCGAAGCTGCAAGGGGGGGCACAGTGAAGCGGGGCTACTCGCGCGACTTCCCCGTGCTCCGCGGCGAGGGGAAACGCTTCACGCTCACCGACATTCCGGCCGGGTTCTGGACGCGCGTTCGGGCAAAGGCCCGCGCCGAGCGCGTGTCCATGCGCGCGTTGATCCTCGGCTTGCTCAAAACGTGGATCGACGAGCCCGCGGCGCTCACCGCCGATGAGCAGGCGCGCCGAGGGGGTGCGCAATGACCCCGGCCGTGTCGCCCCTGCGGATCGTGTTGATGGTCGGGGGCCTGCTTGCGCTGATCCCGTTGACGATCCTGTTCGGGATCTTCGGATTCCTCGCCGCGTTGTTCTTCGTGGCGCTCGCCGCGCTCGCAAAGTCGGGGGGTGCGTGATGGGCGTCTTCACCCGGCCCGATTCACCGTGGTATTGGTTGTGGCTGGAAGCCATGCCTGCGGGGCGCGAGAAAGAGAAAACCAAGATCCGCGTCGGCGCGACGCCCGCCGAGCGGCGCACGAACCGGGCGCTCGCCGAAACCCTCTACCACCAACGCATGAACGCGATCGCGACGCGGGCGCACCGCTTGCCGGTGACGCTCGACGCGGTGACGTTCGACAAGTACGCCGACGCGTACGAACTGCACACGATCCCGACCCACAAGGGCGCGACGCGCGAACGCGAAATCCTCGTGCCCCTGCGCGCGTTCTTCGGGACACACGAGGTCGCGGCGATCGATCCCGACCTCGTGCGCGAATACTGGACCGCGCGCCGAGCGGCGGGCGCGAGCGTCGCCACGATCAACCGCGAAGTGGACGTCCTGAAGGCGATGATCCGCGACGCGGCCCCGAAGTACGTCGACAAGTCGCCGCTCGCGGGTATGCCCCGCCTGAAACCTGGAGAGAAAGACACCCCGCCCGCCGTGCGCCGGGTGCTGAGCGAGGCCGACGAAGCGCGCCTGCTCGCGGTGTGCGACCCGGTCGATCGGGCCTTGTACGTGCTCGGGGTCGACACGCTCGCCCGGCTCGGCGATTTGCTCGACCTCACGCGCGCCGACCGGCACGGGATCGACCTCGCGATCCGCAACCCGAAGGGCGGGAAACCCTACACGGTGCCCCTGAGCCCGCGCGCCGAGCAGGCGCTCGACGCCCTCACGCACGCCGACGCGCACTACTTCGCGAAGTTCCGCCGGGCCCGCAACCCGCGGGATTGGCGCTCGTCGGTGCGGCAACGATTCGAGCGGCTCGCCGCCGCCTGCACGCCGCCGATCCCGTTCGGCCTCGCCGTCGGCGGGTTCACGTTCCATGGCACGCGCAAAACGGGGGCGACCCGCCACGCGCGCAAGGGCACCCGGCTCGACGTGGTGCAACGCCTCGGCAACTGGAGACGTCCCGACGTGTTGCTCCGCGTCTACACTGAAGTGGGCGACGCCGATCTGCGCGCCGCCGTCGGGCGCGAGGTGAAACCGACGACGCCGCCCCGCTCGCGGCGCACGTCCTCGAAGCGGCGACGCGCCGCGAGTTGAGCCGCCGCCACTCCCGATCCACTCCCGGTCTTCGCGCAACTGCGCTGATTTCCTCAGTAAAACCCCGCGGTTCGCCGCGTTCGCAACGCGGAGGCCGCGGGTTCGAGCCCCGCGCCGTCCACCACTCAAAAAGCCTAACAAACCAACGAAACCGGGCCTGAATTCGAGCTTTCCAGGCGACCGCGCCCGCGCCGCGCATAGTCGCCGAACGTCGGCAATCGTCGCCTTTTGTCGATCCACACTCCCGATCCGCTCCCGGTTTGGTTTGGTTATTTGTGATAACCTAAACACATGAAACTCACGCCGAAACAACGCGCCGGGCGCAAGGGCGGGCGCTCACGCTCGGCGGCGAAGATCGCGGCGGTGCGCGCGAACGGGCGCAAGGGCGGGCGACCGCGGAAACACCCGCTCGAAACCAAACCAACAACGATCGGGAGTGGATCGGGAGTGGCCCCGCCCGCGGGGTTGCCGCCCTTGTGGCAGAGGATCGAGGCGTACCTGCGCGCCGAGGGCCCGCGGTCGCTTCGATCGCTCCGGTGCCTCGGCGCGGATTCGGCCGAGCGCGAGCGCGTGTTGCAGGAACTCAAACGCCGCCCCGAGGTGTTCGTCGTCGTCGGCCCCTCGCCCACGGTCGGCGAGGACGTGTGGCACCTCGCGCCGCGCGCCTGAACCCCGCCCACAACGCCCCGCCGCCCGGCGAGGTCGCCCCCGTAGGGCGCGATCGGCGTCGGCCGCGAGGGTACGCCGGGCTGACCGTGCCCGAACGCCTCCACCCCACGCATGGGCGAGCCTACAAGGTCACGAACTTTCGTTTGCAACTGGTCAGTGACGGGTTGCCTGCCAACTGGTCAGTGACGCCGGGCAGCGGCGCGTCGCCGCCGGGGGCTGGCGAGGTGCTTGTCGCGGGCGGAATCGCGGGCGGCGTAGCTGCGCACTTCGATCGGATCGCGTTCGCGCTCGGTGAGCCACTGCACGACGGCGCTCCACCGCCACGCAATGCGGGAGGGCGTGAGTTGCAGCGGGCGGGGAAACTGCCCAGCCTGCACCATGCGCCAAATCGTCGAGCGGTCCAGGGGGATCCGCGCGAGCAATTCCTTGGTTTCGATCAGGCGCTCGTCGTCAGGCGGGGCCGATTCAACGGTTTTGGTTTTGTGTTTCGCCATGTTGTCCCGAGCGCGATTGGAACATGGCAAACGGGTGACGAACAGGCTGCTCCCCACCCAGAAAGTTGCGGGGCCCGCGGCGGAGGGAATTACTTGCGGTGGAGCGCGCGCTGACGGGGTTGCCTGCCAACTGGTTAGCGACCAGTTGGCAGATTCCGGGGCCCCGCCCCTGAACATGAACAAATTGCCTACCGCTAAGCGACACTACTACCCCGCGCGCCGTTTCACCCGGTGGTCTTCGTCACCGTCCATTTCCAATCCAGGGCTCCCCCGGCCGGGATCCCGCTGTGGTTCATCACGACGGCCCACTGCGCCGCCCAATTGTCGATCGCGATCATTTGCGTGTAGACACCGGGGGCACCCGTCCCGCCCCCCGTCGCGATCAGAAACAAGTTCGCCGGGTTTTGGGGGTGGCGACGCAATACCACCCGCGACATCGACAACCCGATCGACGGGTTGCCGAACGTGAGCAGATTCAGCAACAGGGGCGAGTTTGTTTGGGCCCAGTAGAGGCCGATCGCCGTGGGCACGGTGGTCGACCACTGCAAATCGATCTCGAGTTGGAGCATGTCGTACGGGTTCAGCGGGAACCCCGCCCCGCCGAGGTACCCCGAAAAATTCTCCGACGCGGCGTTCGTAGTGTGCCCGCTGCCGTGGCCGACGAGCGTGATCGCCGCGAGCGCCGCGTCGACCGGGTCCAACACCACGGACTTGATCGCCGCCTTGTTCCAGGGCGAGCCGAGCGTGTTCGTGCCGTCGTCGTCGACGAGGGCGTTCCAGGCGGTACGGTCGATCGGGCTCATATGGTTTCCCCCGTCGGCGGCAACGCGTCGCCGTGCACCATGCGCAACAAGTCGTCAAACGTGAACAACTGCGAACTGCTCCGGGCGTCGTAGGTCGGTTGCACGAGCCCGCGTGGATTGAACACCGTGATCGTCACGTCCTGAATCCGCCACTGCCCGGCCACGTTCGTCGGCGCGGGCAGGTTCACCGTGAGCAGGTTCCCCGAGCGGGTCGCGGGATCGCGCGAGCGGTGCGAAAACGTCTGGATCGGATTTTTGTAGGCGGCGAGTTCCGCCGACGCGCGCGCCGCCGCCTCGTCGGCGGAAATGCGACCGTCCTGCAACAACGCTTCGCGCACACCCGAGCCCCCGACGAGCGCGGCGAGCGCCTGTTGCGCGACGAGGTCGTCGACGAGCACGACGAGGTTCACGGCGTCGCCGCGCAGGATCGGATAGAGGATCCCGGTCACGCCGAGCAAGGCGGCGGCGGTGGTAATCGCCGTGCCCCACGCGATCGATTGCGTGATCGCGCCGTCGCCCTGCGTCGGGATCCCCGTGAGCGTGTTGCCGCCCGTGATCCCGCCGTAGCGGATCACCTGATTGCCGACCTGCGCGTACCCGCCCCCCGCCGCGAACGGCGCGGCGCTCGTGACGAGGATCGCCGTCGCGCCCGCGAGAATTTGTTTCGATTGCTGAATCAAGCCCGCGGTGTCGGCGCTCGGCGCGTTGGCCCCGAGGCTCGCGTCGGGCGTGTTGTCGTAGGACGCCATCGCCGTCGTTGTGTTGTCGGCGATCGTCGCGAGCAGTTTGAGCGGGCTCGTGACATTGACGGGCGCGCGGTAGACGCGGCGCGCGGTGACGCCGCTCGGCCCGGTCGCGATCCCGGCGAGCGTCACCTGCGCGCTCACTTGCGTGCCGTTCGTCGGGTCCGGGTGCACCCCGCCCTGCCCGATCAGTTGCGCATCCGAGTTCGCGTCGTACGCGGTTTGGTACACGACGTTCCCACCGCTGACCGTCCACGCGGCGACGAGGTACCACGATCCGTTCACGAGGCGGTACACTTGCAACAATTGCGCGCCCGTGGGCGGCGTGGGATTGCCATTCCAGCCAATTGAAAACCCGCACGGCTGATACGTGTTCGGCGGGTTCAGCGTGCCCGTCCAATACGACTGGCACACCTGCGAGGCCCGCGTGCCGAGGGGCGACAAGGCCGCGGTGTTCTTCGAATCCGTCGAAAAATTCCAGGCGAGGGCGTACGAGTAACTCGTGCCGATCACGAGGCCGCTCCCCACCCAATTCACTTGATTCGACGCCCACGGGACGGTCGGCGGCGGGGTGAGGTTCGCGACGCCCGTGAGGACGCCGAGGAGCGGGCTCGGGAGCGTTTCCCCGTTCGCGGTGACCCACGTGTACGCGTAGTTGTGCCACCCGTTCACGAGCGCGCTCGCCCCCATGCCCGTCGTCGCCGACGGCGCGGTCGTCGGCGCGACGCCCGATCCGACGAACGCGCCCGCGCCGCCGGGGGTGACGCCCGTGTATTTGATCCGCTGCGGTCCACTGCGCACATAGCCCCCGGCCGCGAGGTACCACCCGATCACGTCGACGGGCAACACCGGGGATCCGGGCGCGACGTTCGCGAGCGCGTTGCCGCCGCCGCCCTCGACGACCGCGCGCGTCACGATCTGCGTGAGGTCGGTCACAAACGACATATTCGCGAGCGACTTGTGCCCCGTCGCGATCGGCTGCGGTTGACTGATCGAGGCCGTCACGAACAGGTGGACGACGCTGTAATAGTCGCAGAACGCGTACCCGCCGATCCGCCCGGCGAGTTGCACGAAGGCGTCCATCACGGTGGTGTTCGTGAAGCTGATTTCGTCGACGAAGATCCCGCTCAACGCGGGCTCGACGGGCGCGAGCGTGAACCCCGCGGGGGCCTTCGTGATCAGGTCGGCCGCGATCGCCGCCGCGCTCGTGTTCTGATAGCGGGCCGAAAACAAGATCGAGTTGAGGACCCACGTCGGATCCGTCGCCTCGACGTGGTAGAGCATCGTCGTCGGGCTCGGATCCGCGGCCCACACCCGCGTCACCCGGAGCATGTACCCGAAGAACAACCGATCGGCGTTCTTGCTCCCGACGGCGACGAGGATCGTGTTGCCCTCGACGGGCCGCGCGCCGCGCACGGTGGCGATCAACGTGTTCGGCGTTTCGTTGAGTTGATCGTGAATGGTGAGCGAGTTCACGAGGCAATCCTGCCCGCTCGTCGTCCAGGTGCCCCCGATCGCCACATAGACGCGCCCGTCGGTGCGGTTCAAGCGGAAGGCGTTGAGCCGATGGCCGAGCAGGCACGGCGCGGGATACGTGTTCGCCATCTAGCCGGTGCGCGAGAGCTTCGCCATGACCGCTTGGCCGACTACGGTCGCGAGTTGATCGAGCGCGGTGGGGTCGTTCAGGATCGGATAGTTGTTCGTCACCGCGCCCGATTGCACGTTCACGGTGTTCCCGCCGCCGGGGTTCGTGGCTGACACGTTCGACGCCGCGATCCGGCTCGCCGTCGTGTCGGCCCACCACGCGCCCTGCGTGACGCTTTCGAGCCCTGGGATGTTCTGCTGATTATTGAGGACGGCCACCGCTTGCCCGTACGTCGCGGCGGGGTTGCCCACTTGCCAGCCAATCCCCGACACCGCGGAGGCCCCGCTCGGTTGCCCGGTATTGGGGAGCAGGGCGATCGCCGCGTTGAATTTCAACGCCTCGGCCGTCGTCATCGCGAGTTGCCCCTGATAATCTTTGGACGCGTCAGTCGCCTTGCCCCACCACTGCGCGTTTTCTTGCAACTTGGTCCCCGCCTTGTCGAGTTCGACATCCATTTTTTGCATGGCGGTGCCCCACAACTCGACCGCGTCGTACCACGCTTGCGTGGCCGTCTTCCCCGCCTTCAGTTCATCGGTCAGGAACGCGGATGCGGCGGCGAGGTTGGTCGCAATATCCGACCCTGAGGCCATCGCCGCCGCGATCTTCGTGGTGGCGTCGTACACCTGCGCTTCGGAGGTCGTGTTTTCGACGAGTTTCTCCCCGACTTGGCCCATGTACTTGGCATACAGGCTGGCCGCTTGCCCGGCGACGCCGACGGCGTTCGCTTGGTTATTCGCTGACGCGGCGGCGACGTCGTGTGCCTGCGCCGTTTTCAGGAGCGAGTCGCTGAGTTGCTGATTCGCGAGGTTGAGTTCGGCCGTGCGTTGTTGGAGTTGGAGTTCGTTCGTGGTCGTTTCGGGGATCCGCGCGTTGAGGTCGTCGAGCTTTTTCTGATAGTCGCCGAGGGCGTCGGTCGCGACCTTGATGTTGCCCTGCGCGTCGCGCCCGAACGCGGCGTTGAGCTTCGTCTGCGCATCCACCGTTGCCAGAATGGTCCGGGCGTTCTGATCGGCGAGTTGTTGGTTGAGCGCCGCCTCTTGCAGGTCGATCGCTTGCAGGGATTTTTTCAGGTCGAGGCTCACGCGTAACTTGTCCTGCTCGGACGTGAGCTTCGCGATCGTCGCCGTCGCGGCCTCTTGCTCGGCCACCGCGAGTTGTTCGAGCATGTCGATTTGATCCTGCACGCCGTACGCTTTCGCCTTCGCCGCTTCGAGTTGCGTCATCATTTCGAGTTGCTTTTGGAACGAGAGCATCAACTCGGCGTCGGCTTTCTTCGCGGCCTCGGCGCGATCGGTTTCGGCTTTCTTCGCGGCCTCGACGTCGGCCTTGTACTTTTCCAGTTGCGCCGAGTTCACGCCGATCCCTTCGGCGTTCTGCGCGGTGAGTTGGCCGATGTCCTTCAGGTGATTCAGGTACTGCACTTGCCAATCGAGAATGGGCTTCGCGGCGTTCGCGTCGATCGCTTTCATAAACGACGCGGCGGCGTCCTCGGCGCTTTTGAACGCGGGCGGCGCGGCCCCGAGCGCCGCGTTGTGATCCTTCTGCGCCTGAATGTTCCGCTCCTGTTGCAACTGCATCTGCGTGAACAGGCGCGTGAGGTTCTCGGTGTGCGTGCTCAGGTTGTCGAACCCGTTCGCGCCGATTCCGAGGTCGTCCTTGACCATCGCCCAAAAAATCTGCCACTTGCTTGTGCCCGTGTCGGTGAGCTTGTTCAGATTATTGAACCCCTCGGCGAGCGGCCCGATCATGTTTGTCGCGAAACTTCCGAGGCTCTTCTGCGCCTTGTCGATCGCGTCACCGAACTCCGCGGTCTGTTTGACGTTCTCCTTCGTCGCGACGGTCAGGGCGTCCATTTTGTCCTTCGCGGTATCCGCGCCACTCGCGAAGGCGACCATCGACGAGCCGAGGCGCGACCCGTACAGGTCGGCGGCGGCGGTGTCCTGAATTTGCCCGTGCAGTCGCCCGAGCGCCTGTTCAGTCGTGAGGAACAAGTCGACCGGGTTTTTGTTCTTCACCTCGTCGAGGCTCAGGCCCATCAGGGCGTAGGCGGTCGCGACGCTTTGGTCGCCGCCCGCGATCCGGCGGCTCAACTGAAACAACGCGTTCCCGAGTTGTTCGCTGCTCACGCCGTAGTCGGCCGTCACCCCTTGCAGGCGTTGCAGGTCCTCGACGTTAATGCGCGTTTGCAAACTCAAATTCTGAAGGGCTTGCGCCTGCTCGATCGTCTTGTCGACAAACGCCACGAGCGCGCTCGCGGAGTACGCGATCCCGAACGCCCCGGCGACTTGCCCGAGGACGCCCAACAGATCGACTTGGCTGGACTGGACGCCGCGCGTCGAATCCGCGAGGGCCTGCATCTTCGGGGGCACCTCGATCCCGAGCGCCTTCATTTTCTCGACGGCCTGTTGGGCGGTGTCCCCGATCCGCTGGAGTTCCTGTTCGGTGAGGTGATCCGCGCCGATCCGGTCGACGGCCTCGGCCATGAGCGTCGCCTGCTCGATCAATTTCCGCCCGTCGAACTGATCGACCATGCGATTGAGCGAGGTGGTGACGTTGCCCGCCTCGGTTTCAAAACTCCGAAGGGACACCTCGGCTTTCGTGCACGCGTCGTAGAACGACGAAAAGTCGGCCTCGAAGGTGGCGGTTAAGGCAGACACAACTCAGGGCTCCTCATCGCGCGGGCGTTGTTCGGCGATCAACTGCTCGACGAGCACGGCGTACACGTCGGGATCTAACTCGGTAACCCACTCGTACCGCCAGCCACACCGACGAGCGATGGCAAGGTCGCTGGCGACCTGCTCCCGCCATCCCGCCCGTTTTTTTCCGCGGTGCGTTCCTTCGCGACCGCGGCGCGGTGCGCGGCGATCGCGTCGGCGATTTCCTCGAAGGAGTCGTCGTCGAGGGCGCGCAGGATCGCCACGATTTCGTCGGGCGACTTGTCGGCAATGGGCACGTGCCGCCCCGCGTCGTCCACGAACGTCCAGTCGAGCAGGTACGCGACCACGTGCGCCTGCGCGATCAGGAAGGGATCCACGCGCGACACGCCATCCGCGACGCGCACCATGCGTCCGCGGGTGTCGAGTTCCTCGCCGTGGGTGAGGACGCGTTTCACGGTGATCGAGTCACCGTCGGAGAGCGGGAGCGTCACCGTGTCGGGACGGACAAAGCGCGAGCGCGGCATGGGGGGTCACCTTATCATT